TAAAAGCAGATTCTGTCTGTTCTTCAAGCCATATATGGCTTGTTTTGAAGACTTTGTAATTCGGAATGACGAAGTCATTGATGACCTCTTCCTTGCTAAGAGCAAGAAAATCGCAGAGTTTCTTCAACAACTTGTTGAACCAATCAACTCCGTTGAAATAATTGATTTGTTCTGATAACTCCGTTATCAAGTCGATGCCTTTCCTTTCTTCCATTTCATCATCGAAGATGATGTCATCTAAGAGGATTGAGTTCCATCGACCTCCATCGTTCTCTAAGAGAGAACAGATGGCAAAATAATTGCTGAAAGCAAGGTCGCCAACTGCTTCTTTTACTGAAAGTAAAATTTCATCTCCGATGTTTCTAACATAAATTTCCAGAATGGAAATTGCTTCTTTGGCTAAAGCCAAATGGGGAAGTTCAGTCCGAAGGACTGTTATGAGATGCTTTGCCATTCCATCGAAGATGGGCTGAACAAATTCACCTCCTTCGGTTTGGTTTTCGTTCTTTTTGTTATCTTTATGTATCATTTTATACGTCTCCTTCACTTCGTTAAGGAGACTAAATGATACTAAAATAACAAGACAGTAGTCCCCTTTAGGGACTAACCCCCAGACTTTTGCAATAAGGTATTCTGATACCTTATTGCTAAAAGTAAAGGAAATATCGAAGATATTTTTAGCAGCAATTTTTGGTTTGAAAATCGAGGTACTCGCCCCTACACATGGAGTCCTTTTAAAGGACTTAGGATAAGAAGTTTTGCGAAAACCAGAACCCTTTAGGGTTCTGAATCTTTGAACCGACCAATCATCTCGCATCATGTCATGATGATGAAAAAATTTCCAGAGGAAATTTCCCGATTTATTGGTTAGTAGTTTCTCAACACTAACCAATAAATATAGTCTTTGTTCAAATCGCAACTTCGTTGCTAATCTGATAATCAAGTTCATTCCCGGAATTATGCCGATAGTTGTCCTTTTACTGCAACAAGTTGCAGTATTTCAGTAACTTTGTATCTAATAAGTACATGAAAGGGAACATCAGATTCTAAGGCTAAAGCCTTAGTCCAACGAACGAACCGATTCAAAAAATATCTTCGATAAACTCTTGCGATTTTAATGCGAGGTTCTCTCTGAGAACCCCCTGATAAAAATGCTAAAAATTTCTTAGCAAAACTTCCCCCTTTATATTGGTTCAAACCGAAGGTTTGTTTTGACATAAAAAAAAAAAAAAAGGAATCCCCCAGAACCTGAGTTCTGGAGGATTCGGCTTTCAGTACAATAAATTGTACTGATTACGACGGGGTTTTGAAAGACCTCAAAGGTCTTTCATTGCTTCGAGGTGAAGGGCTTTACATGGTGAACATGGTTCACCAAGTAAGTATCCTTCGTGGTCTCTTCGGCAGTTGCATTTTGGTTCGGTGTCTTTGGACATTGATACGACTATTGCAGCATTGCTTATAGTATTTTCCTTCAACCATTCTCCTTTACTACGTAAAGGAGAATGAAATTGTTAGGGCAACCTAAATCGTCGGCTCGGCAAAAGCCGACACCCCCTTTCCCTTTAGGGAAAGGGGGTGAAATAGTCTGGAGTTCAGAAATTCCGGGCAGAATTATCGTAGATAATTCTGCCCGATTTTTTCACGTCATAAATATCAGACTATGGGGCTAAAGCCCCATAGTCTGGTTGCGGCCAAACATCGAGGAGTGGCGTAGCCACTCCTCGCCAACCACCTCGTTAAAATTTTTGGTATTTTTTTCAAAACGCTTTATATATTAGAAAAACGTCCTATACTTTCCAGATTTGCCAGATTTTCTGCTAACTCTGTTAGAATTGCTCTTTTTCTTGTTCTGACCCCATGATGACATATCTACATTGGCTGATACGGCAGGCATACCGCCTCTGGTACTCATATTGAACATATCTACTGCGTGTGCTAATGCCATCACTATATCGTTGTGCTTACCCTTATCGAGAATGTCTCCATTCTTCCATACGTGCGATTCTAACTCAGAAAGTAGTATAATCATACTCTTGCGAGTCTCATCATTACCATAGGGTACGATAATCTTGCCTTGCTCGAACCAACTACGTAGTCTCGTAAGCAATCCTTGTTTCAATGTCTTGTTAGATACTTTAGACATCTTCATATCGAGGCTCATTCCTCTTTGTTCTAAAAGGGATTTGTAGAGATGTTGGAAACCTGCGCTTTCAAATGCGAATTTAGGTCTCTTGTACTTGTCGTTGAAGTCTGCGATTACATCTATCTGTTTAGCAGGGGGGAAGTCATTACGTCGCCAGATGTTTACGATGTGTATATTGCCGTCAGAATCTTTGCGAACTACGACCATAACGGAGTAATCTTGCCCGATACCATGCGAAGGGTCAAAACCTACTGCATATTTGTTATCATGTAACTTGCTAAACTCTAAAGTTTCGGACATCGACATATTCTTGCGAGTCATTGTCGCAGGAAATACTGCGCTGTCATCGTCTACGACCTTACATAGGTACTCTTGAGCAAATGCCAGTTCACCGATAGCCTGTCTTTGCTCTAATAAAAAGTCGAGAGGTCTTTCAGCAGGCCAAAGACATACAGGCTTTATGTTATCTGGGTCTTGTCTCCACTCATCATAGTTAGTGATAGCCCCATCTCTCCATGATTTCCATGACTCATTTTCTAACATCTCTGTATGATACAGGTCATTCATGGACATAGGAGTACCTACGCAGTAAACTGAGGTTCCGGGTGAGAGCATAGGTGTCAGTTTCTTTCTAAACCATTGTTGCGTAAAGTCAAAAGACATATCGTTTTGGTCATCGAGTACGTCATCAAGTAAAATTGCAGCAGGATGCTCACCACGAATACCAGAACCAACAGATGTCGCCTTAATCCATGCGCCGTTGTTAAGACGGATTTCAAAACGGTTGCCACGCTTTTCATCTATTTGTCTTGATAGTTCGGGATGCCTCTTAAGGTCTTGTCGTATTTCTTCGAGACGGTTCATAGCCAAATCCTTGCTCGCTGAAAATAACCAGATAGTAAAAGGTTTATTGCGCCATCTCTCAAAAAGTAACATATGCAATGCTTTGACACGAAGAGTAGTGGATTTACTATGGTCTCTGGGTGCGATAATACAAACACGGTGTACTTGCGCTCCTTGTCTGTCTCCATACAAATCGAGCCATTCTCCTATGTGGTCGCCCCAGTTATAACCGAGCCACTCGTAAAAATGTTTAACATCATACTTAGACCTCTCTAAATTGAGAGCAGTTAGCATTCTATTCATTATTCTTCCTCATCTGCAATACCCAAAGGGATACCACACCATTCGGCTAATGAAACACATAGTATTTCAACTTCACGCCTCGAAAGCATGACACCTATGACATATTCATCCGTCATTATGTTAGCAGCGACTAAGTTATCTGCTATTTCAGTAAGTCGCATTTCTTTATCATAGGATGCCCATATCTTCATCATACTCATCTCCGTTAAGTGCTGCTAATGTTCGGAGACCCATTCGCAAATCCGTAAATGCTTGTATTTCTTTTGTATGAGGGCATATGATAATCATAGGGCTTGTAGGTCTTTCTCTGGAAAAACCACACATTTCACCAAAGGTATCTACAATTTTGTATGCTCCGGGCCTTACTGCCCAACGCTCGATACCATGTTTGGTAAATGGAACTACGGAAGGCGTGTGATGATGACCTACTACTCCTACATCGAAGTCTGCTTCGCCATCGTCCCACATTTTCTTAATTACACGGCTTGGGTCAAGGTTTGAATTACCACGTCGCTTATGTCTTATCGAGATATGATAAGGAATATCATTTAGCCAAACTCTTAAATTAAGTTCGTGAGCATGATAAAGAATACCACGCTCTGATGCCAGACGCTTTAGAGGGTCATAATCAGTCATACTTGCAGTCCAGAGGTCGTGATTACCTGCTACGATAGCCATAAGACTGTCTGGAGTCATGTCGATATAGTGTTCGCAGAGTTTCCATTGAACAGAAGGAGGAATTGTCGCTTTCATTGCAGGTCGAGGTTTATCTACGATGAAGTTGTCGATGTAATCTCCTGCGTGAATAACAAATACATTTGTGCTATTAGCAATAAGTTCTGTGTCTTTTCTTAATTGCTCATGGTCGCAAAACGGATTACCGATATGTTGGTCGCTTTGAAATGCGATACCTACATATTTTTCTTTTTGGTCTAAGGTAATATCAGCCCAACGAGCGTGTTCGATACCTGCAATTGCTTTTTTGCTAAGTGCTTCGATGTCATTCCACAAATCTTCTTGGGTTTTGTTTTCTTTCTTAAGATGCTCGACTACGAAGTGAGGATTATGGCTCGTAGTAATTGCGCCTCTTCGTCTTGCTTCTATAATTCTTTTTCTCCAAGCATTATGTGATAAAGTAGAGTTTCTCTTATACATAACAGAAGCAAGTTGTGTGTCTGTTCCGTCCCAAATTTTAGGAAGTGTGCTATCTGGATTAGGTTTTTGTTGATTTTTAAACATCTTAGGGTCTGTTTGTTTCATACGATGAACAAATGCTCTCCAAGAAGTAATAGAATATTCTGATATGCTTGCTAAAAATCTTGCGAATGCTAAAGTTTCTCCTTTGTATTCATCGAAATGCTCTAACGCAAATTCTATTCTCTCGGCTTTTCGCTCTGTCTTGTTCATAATGTATCTACTTACATACTCCCTATTAAACGTATTTTATTCTGAGTCATTGAAAGAATAACAAAAGAAATAAATGAGGTACTGAAACATACATTTGACTATTCTTTATTCTTTCCTAAGAGTTTAGAATAAATGCCCCTTACACTATCTCTTATATTATAATAATAAGTATTCACTATTAGGAAAGAATAAAGATAAACGACAACTTCTACTCAGTATTGCGTTTATTTCTTTTTCTTTTATTTTTACCAATCAAAAAGAATACATACAAACCAAGCCAAAATGCTATTTCTGCAAGGACTAACCACAACCCTCCTGTTTCTAAAGCAACTTGTATTTTTTCTACGTCTCCTAAATACATAATCCGAAATGTATTTGAATGATTCATATATGTGGCGGAGGTACTCCCACACGTTTAATAGAGAGTTGATACATCAAAATAACATGGAGTTTCCGTTTTTTAGAAAAAAAGAGAAGAAAAACGATAAAAAGGTCGAAGTTACTTCTGATTTTCGATATACTGTACCTCATCGCAGTCCATTCAATCTCGTAGCGGGTATGTCGGACATAGTCGAGGAGACGAATAAATTACGTGATAATACTAATTACGATACTGACTTCGAGTTATTTGATGAGATGCTCAAACTCGACCCCGAGTTGAACGGCGCAGTCCGAGCAGTTAGCCTAACGGCTAACAATTACAAGATAGATTACAGAGCAGCACGTAACGCTCGAATACGTGAAGCGATAAGAGTTCTTACCGAAGAGACATTAGACTTCGATGACTTCCTAATTAGTGGTATGCGAAACATGATGGTATATGGTAACGACATCAATAAGTACGTGGGTACGTCGCGTGAAGGTCTGACTGACATCCAATCTCTTCCTGTAAAACAAGTAACTATTCTCGATGGTCGAGGTCTTAATGAAGCATCGGATGAAATCAATCCAATTATAGCAGCAGAACGATATTTCTTGCGAGAAGGCGAACAAACCGTAGAAGAGTTCCCCGCAGACGAAATACTACACATCAGAACAGATTATCGAAGCAATTGGTTTGAAGATAAAGAAAGTAGAGTTACCTACGGAATATGGGGAGCATCCCGTTTTACTTCTCTAAAGCAGGCTATACGTGCTAAATACAATAGTATCAACAATAGAATAGCACTTGAAGATGCTATGACCAAACAATTCATTACAATCGACAAATCTGCGATAGCGCATATCCAAGACCCTAATGAGCAACAAGAAAGACTATCTTTCATTATGAATCAAGTAGTCGATACATTGGAAAGTTTGCGAGGAGACCAAGTACCAATTTTCCCAGATTATGTAAAGATACAACATATCGACCAAAGAACCGCTATACCAGATACTACTTCCTTCTTAGATAACGTCAATGCTGACATCGCAGCAGTTCTTCAAGTTCCGAGAGTTGCAGCAGGTCAAGAAAAAGGCTCGACGTTCGCTGCTACTTATACTGCTAACCAATGGTCGGCTCAAGCAATTCGCAGAATGTTGTCAATTCTAAACCAGAGTGTACGAAAGTTATTTTCAAGACACCTCGAATTGCTAAACATCGCTCACGAAATGAAGGATTTGCCTGTCTTAGTCTTTGAACCAATTGACGAAGAAACCAGACTTAACAAGATGCAAAGAGCAAATATAGGCTACACTAATGGAATACTCACTCTTAATCAAGCACTTGAAGTAGTAGGTATGCCTCAAGAACTCGAAGGCGATGTAAGAAAGGGAGAAGGCAATAGTACACCTATGGGTCGCCTTCCCAGAGAAAATGGTCAAGATGGGGCATCCGACCTAAGAGAAGATGATGAAAATGACGAATGATTTAGATGAAGTTTTAGGTAGAGATACCGATGGAAAAATAACATGGCTTGTTAGCGAAGTAAGCGATTTAAAAACAGATATGCACATAATCAAAAACAATCATTTGCATCACATCGAAAAAGACATGGCAACATTAAAGAAAGGCTTGATTACTGTTGCAAGTGTAGTCGTTACTATACTAACGGGCATACAGGTGATGTAAAATGGCAAATAGAGGAGACCGAATGAAAGTAAAGTCGTTTAACGACAAAATGGTAAGCAAGACAGTAATTCCTGCTATTTATCTTTGGCTTATGGCGAGTGGGGCAGTAGTCGCTATGGGTATCTGGAAACCTGAAGTTGTTCTCGAAAATCTTGATGGATTTATTGCACTTATCGCTATTATCGGTGGAGTTGCTGCTCCCGCACTTAACACAGTTTTGCGTATGTGGGAATCTGAACAAAGCGTCGAAATCGAAAACATTCCAGTCGAACTAAAGCATGACCGTGAAATTGGGGCAGAGCAACACGAACATACTATGTATCTCGAAAAGCAGGACCAAGAGCATAAGCACATCGTAGAAAAGCACGAAACTGGTTTTAGCAAACTTACTCCAGTAAAGGATAGGAAGTAAGGCTTATGACTCGAAGTGGTGCATCTCAAGATTTTATTACAGAAGATACTGTCGAAGCCTTGC